TTTGTCAGAACCAACTCTGGCTATTGGCTGATCCTCATATACGCCAGATGCCCAGGATTGTCCGAACATCTGAAAACGTAAGCCTAGCATAAGCTCCGTCATAAGGATATTCAAATGCTCGTTGGTAGCAACGACATCTGTCGAGCCTTCACCATAAAAATCATCAATTTGTTCTGTATCTCTAGGAAATACAAATGGAAGAACTCCATAAGGATTTACATATTCTTCTTTTATATTTCCATCTTCATCAAAAATAATATTTTGTTGGTCATCCCAATAGGCAAATTCAACAGGATTTATATAATCAACCTCTTGTGTAGGATTGAGGATGGGATAAATGATCGCATATGGTTTATATGGATTAGGAGAAGTGAAAAAAGCATCATAGTAATAAACTACACGATACTCGAAACATTTTTTATCCTCATCCTCTTCCCACATAACTCTGACAGCAGGAGTTCCAATTAAATTGGTCATTCTCTCAATGTGCTTCATTCTTAAATTCTTATAAAATAATAATTCTTCGTATTGTTTGTTGGCACTCTCGTTTCCAAGATCACGATTAGGGGAAAGGGTATAAATTCTTGATTTTTTATCAATAAATTTTTTAGTTAAGTTCATATTATAAGGAGGAACTTCATTAAAAGAATGAGAGTCAAAATAATTACCCTCTTTTCCTGCAATGTAATTCCAAGTATCTGTTCCTGTATAATAATTCAAAAGTTTTTCAATATGTTTACGTCTAGCTCTTGAATGTTGTAATTTTATGTCTTGTATTGATTGTTTTATAATATCTTCTGCATAACTCATCTTGGTTCTAGCCTCATTTTAGTGTTACGGATTGGGAATCTGTTAATAAAAAAATACCTGACCATATCCATTCCATGATCGTGGTAACCATCTTTTACAGGGTCTAACTTCAAATTAGTTCCTTCTTTATGTTCAGGGTATCTATAGTTCTCAAAATCTTCTGCAAGTCCTTTGCATTTATGGTCTAAATGAACAAATCTCTCTCGGTTGGCGTTCTCGATAAAACTACGAACATGGGATATACCTGATGCTATATTAGTACTTGTTTTGTCTCTAATAGAGCGTATACCTATGCCAAATTTACGAAAGATTTCTATATCTCCCAAACCACTTTGTCCTTGAACCGATTTTCCTGCCGGATCTCCAAAGTAAGCCTGGACACGATAAGGTCTCTGTTTTACCATTTTTACAAGTTCATCAGTTTTTACGTTTTCTTGATGTATAATTTCATCAATTATGTTTATATGCCATTGACCCTCGACCATATTAGTCTGAAACCAGCCGACAGCAGGCATCCTATACCCAAAGTCAATAGCACAATAAGTTGGAAAGTCAGGATTATAAGGAAACTTACCCATGTCAATATCTCTGTCAAAAGGGTAGACACGCCCTGCAAAACTTGTAAACTTAGCACCATACTCTTGCTCATAGACTTCAGTAGATAAATTCCTTTTTGCCTCAATAAGGTCAGAGTCTTGTAAGCCTTTTGGATAGGCGAATTGATTTTCCCAAGAAGGCGAGTTAAAAGAGAGCCATTCTTCATCTGTTTGTCCTTTCAAATATAAATCATACACCCAATTATATCCTTCAGGTGTAGTTATAAATATTGCTTTACCTTTTCTGTCAGAAAGCGTAGGTCTTAAATACATTTCCCATACAACTTTCTTTTGTTTAGCAACCTCATCTAAGATAAGTAAGTCTAAACCCTCTCCAACTAAAGAATTAGGGTTATCTGCTGACTTTGCCTCAAATATAGAGCCTGTAGCAGTTTCAATATACATATCTTTGTAGGATGCTCTTCTTGTTGCTAGGTTTTTTTCAGGATTTCTGTTTTGAACAACGCTATGCCATACCTCTCTAAACACTTTTTCAGCAGTTTGATAAGTAGGAGCAACTACCCAACTACGAGTTTTAGGCATATTTAACATAATTTCTATTTCTTTTGATGCAGATACAGACTTGCCCCATCTTCTTCCACATACTGCAACAGTAAATCTAGCAGATTTGTCAGGAAAGTGTAGTTTTTCTTGACCACTATGAGGGATATAGTCAGTAAATGAAAACCATTTCTTTTTAAATTCCCAAACTTTCTCTTGGCTTAACTGTGATGCTAACAAATATCTTCTCCTATGCAAGGAATAGAGTCTATTTCTTCCCAACTTAGAGGAGAGTAACCTTTATCTAAGTCTAAGTTCTTATGAGTTCCAAATAACTTACCTTTAGAGTTTTTATTATTTTGACTTATTCTAGTTTTAGTTAGTGTTTGAGTATTGGTAATCTTTGCCATTTAAAAAATAATCCTTGTTTTTTTGAAAAATCCTGCTATATTAATATATATATATATATATAATATATAATATAATATAATAATATATAATATATTAAAAATAATTAAAAAAGAATAAGAGTGTTTATAAATTTTCTTTTTCCAATTTTTCTAGTTTTTTCATCCAAGCAGTTCTCTCACTTTTACTTCTTCTACCTGGAGGTAATAAATCTAAACCTACTTGTTTAGCACGTTTACGAATAAGATATCTATCTGATTGTTTTTGTGACTCTTCTTCAGTTATTTGTTTTTCTTTAACTTTATATTTTAATCTATTCTTTTCAAAATCATCTCTTGCTTTAGGTGAATCATTTGAAGGATGTCTTTCAGGCAATTCAATATCATCTCCACCAATACGATCAGATAAAACATCTAATACTTCTTCTTGTTCATCTGTTACGTCAAAGAAATCAGCATCTTCAACATCATCATCTACTTTCATAAACTTTTCAAAATTACTTTCTACCTGTATCTTTAATTTGTTTTCAAGTTTACCAAAATGCTCTAATATTAATCTTGCAGCATGAACATTACCAAGTCTTGCTTCTTCTATCATAGCTTGAACAACACTAGGTATATGAGAACCAGCAACTTCCATATATCTTTTATAAACAGCATCTATAAAATCACTATTTTTAAGCCATCTAGAAAGAGTCTTAGGATGAACACCAATCTTTGTTGCTACATCTTTATAAGTTAAAGTTAAATCACTAGCAAGTAAATCAACAGCAGCAATATATGCACCTTTATTGCCACTATTCTTAGGTATAATCTTATCTTTATTCATAACGTAAATTTAACGTTAATTTAACGTAAATCACGAAAACTATTTTTTTTCACGTTGTGTCGTATTTTTTCTATGGTGTAGAAGTATCGAAAACAGGTGGGGGTCACCCCCCATGCTCACCATGGTGAGTCTGTATATATAAAGTGCTTGAAAAAGTGGCTCAGAGTTTCGTAAATTTACCTAATCGAAATAAGGTATTTCGAGAAATTAAAAAACAAATAAATCTAGGAGATTATCCTAGGGAAAGCGAGAAATAAATGGACATTTCAAAAAAAGATAAACAACACCTAAACAAAGTAGTAGATAATCTAGTTGATTCTATGAGAGTAGAAGGTACAAATAGTAATCCTAGGAAATTTACTATAGTTGAGGTTACTTCACGCGTAGCACAAGCGTTCCTAATATCGCCAAATGATAAGTTCGAATCATACGTTTGTGAAATTGTTTTAGATAAATTGCGTAATTTGAAACGTATCAAAAATGCAATTTCTAACTACAATTTTGCACAGACTTTACTTGCATATAAAGTGTTATCAAATGTAGACGAGAATGCGTTAGTAGGTAGTTTATACAAGAATGGTAAATGGTCTATCACATTAACTCAAGAAGAGCATAAGCAATTTTGTGAATATGTGAACGTACCTACTAAAGATACACCACGTTACACGTTTGTAAAAGGAACTGATGAGAACGCACCTAGTTGTTCTTTCAGTTCTAATTTTGGTAAAATTGAAAAGTAAGTAATTTTACTAAATCCAATGTTAAAAGCCTAGTCTTCGGATTAGGCTTTTTTCGTTTGGGTCAAATCTAGAAAAAATTTTTACAAATACAAAATAAATAATTTAATTAGGAGACCTAGAAGCTATGGACGGACTACTACAACTTGTTGTTATAATTATAATCTCGGTTATAATAAAGAATAAATCAATAGGGAGATATCAATAATGCAAACATTTCTACCTTATAAAAGCCTACACGAATCTGTAAAATGCCTTGATTATAAAAGACTAGGTAAACAACGTGTTGAGGCAAAACAATTACTAAAATCAATATATATATCTAATTACAGATGGTCTAGTCATCCTTGTTCTAAGATGTGGAGAGATTATCCAAATGCTCTAGCATATTACTACAACCTATGTATAGATGAGTGGGTGTCTAGAGGATATAATAATACTATGCTAAAGATTAATGTAGATACAGAGTCAATAAGATTTCCTAGTTGGTTGGGTGATGATAGATTACACGATAGCCATAAATCTAACTTATTATTTAAAGATAGGCTATTCTATTCTAAGTATGGTTGGAATGTAGATAGACATTTAGCATACTATTGGTGTGGCTTTGGTTCTACAGATTTAGATATATATGGAGAATGATATGAATAAATGTTGTATAAATAATCTAACTTGGTATAAGAATCTAGAACATATACCTAGAGAAGAAGATACTAATGTTCAAGAAGATGTGCTATGCCTAGATTGTGGTACATCTCTAATAAACTACATAGAAGAGGAAGGGTTATAATATGAAATACATAGAACAAAATGATGGTTCATATAAATCAAATCTATCTATAACAGATGACAAATTTATAGAAGGTGGTACAGATTGGGAAGGTGATACTCTAGTAAGTACATCTCCTAATATAGAGATAATCTATAATAATAAAAGGCTATGGCTAGAGACAATTAAAAACGTAGGAAGAAATGATAAATGTCCTTGTGGTAGCAATAAAAAGTTTAAAAAATGTTGTATAAATAAGGAGATATAATATGTGGTCAGTAGGTAGTGGTAAAATGCTAGGGATTCCTAGCCTAAATACAGATACTCCTAGTAATGAGTTCTGTAAGTCTATGTATAATAGCAATAAAGAAAACTTAATCTGTAAGTCTTGCTATTCTATGAGTATGCTAAATACTTTTAGAAAGAATTGTAGACCAAAGTTCATAAACAATTCCAAATATCTATCAGAAAAGATACATCCTAGAGAGTATCTTCCAACGTGTCCTAGCAATATAGGTAGATTCAGTAGTCATGGAGAATTAATAAATTCTAATCATTTTATTAATCTAATGAACATATGTCTAAATCAACCTATGACTACATTTACGTTATGGACTAAGAGAAAGAATATAGTTACTAGAGTATTGAACTCTAGAGAAAAGCCAAAGAATCTAATATTGATATATTCTAATCCATACATCGATAAACTAGATATAAAACTTCCTAAATATTTCGATAAAGTATTTAATAATGTTAGTTCTAGAACTAGCACTATTAATTGTGATAGCAAATGCCTAGATTGTATGAAATGCTATACTCTAGGGGAAACAACAACACAAATCGTGGAGAAAGTAAAATGATAGAAAGAAAAGAACTGCTAGAAACTATGATGTCTATAGATGATATAGCAGAATTAAAGTTAATCCGTAGTGCTATAAGTGATAGAATACAAGAAGTTGGTAGTAGAATAAAATATCAACTTAATAAAGGTGATAGAGTTATAGTAACTAGCAGAGGTAGAGTAGAGAAAGGTACTATAAGTAAAGTAAATAGAACAAGAGCATTAGTTATGCTAGATGATAGAGGTATGTATAATGTACCATTTAGTATGATTAGTAAAGATAAGGAAGCATAAAGATGAAAGAAGAAAACAATAACGTAGAAGTCTCTTGCAGTTTAGAAGACTTAAAGATAGCAATTAGAGAAACTCTAGAAAATCAAGAAGCGTATATTTATGATTGCGAACCTAGATTAGACTTTACAGACCATGATACAGAAGTCTGTGTAAATCTAGATATATCTGAATGGGATATTGATAGACTAATAGATGATGGCTTTGTAAAAAATATTATTAGTATATTAAAAGAACTAGATTCTTCTAGGACTATAACAATAAAAGACGGAGGTTCTGATGAGTAGCAAAAATAAATGTAGCAAAACTAGAGATATTAACAATCCTTATGAAATCTGGAAATGTAAAATGGATTTCGGCTATGGAGACATTGTAGAGATAGAATATAAAGTTCTAAAGAAATATAAGTCTCCTAAAGGTGAAGCAGAAGACCCATTTGCTAGATGGTATACTGCGGCTAGAAGTGAAGCAACCTATGGCAATTGGGAATATGGAGATACTTACGTTAGAGATATTGTATCTACAGGAAGGAGGATATCTTGAGCATATGCGAAATACTCCTAGGATTTTTTGCATTTGTTATGATATTCATGTTTCTAGTAACAATAGCCATAGGAGAATAAATGAAAAACGGATATAATGTAAAGTTTGTAACCCTAAGCGATAATCATATAGAAGTATATCTAGAGCCACAATGTGGACACGAACTACATAGAAAGAAAGTTGGCTATATAGATGGATATACTACGTTTAAGTGTACAGACGGAGAACTAATGACTCTAGAGGTTATGGAAGCAATAGTAAATGCTTGGAAGACTATGATGCATGACCTAGAGGAATCATAAACAATAAATCAATAGAGGGAGTTGAAATATACTCCCTCTAGAAAGGCAGAAATGAATGTAATACAAGAACATATAGAAGACTTAAAACCTATATGTAAATCAAAGTCTCTTAAAAGAGATATAGAAACAATAGGTAGTAGGCTATTTGAACAGATAGACCATACTATATTAATACATATGATGTGTTTAATAGTAGAACATGAAAATGAAATTATAGATATGTTAGGAGAAGAAAATGTCTAAAATAAAACGGATTAATTTTAATCCTTCAAATTTTGATATAATCGAATCTCTTAATTTTATATGGGATAGATTACAAGGATATAGAGAAGATTGTATCCCTAGCAATAATCCAGAATATGATGATGAATGGGATGATATCTGTACTGCTATGGCTTGGATAGAAGATGAGTGTAACGTAGAAAGAATTGAAGGTTTTCTAGAATATAAGAAAGAGAGGATAGATAAATGAATATAAAAACAATAACTAGAGATAACTTGTTTAACCTAATATGCAAGAATAAGAGCAATATATTTTCTGTGGTATTTCTAAAGAAAGATGGCTCTATTAGAAAAATGATATGTAGGTTTGGAGTTAAGAAACATCTAAAGGGTGGTTCTCTAAAGTTTGACCCTATAAAAAGAGGATTGCTAGTAGTATTTGATATGCAGAAAGAATCATATAGAATGATAAACCTAAAAACAATAACTAACATAAATATGAAAGGGGTAGAGTATAATGTCCAAGACTAAATATTCACATCTAGTTAGGAATATTCCTAATACAAAAGAGAATAGAGATTTTGTTAAAAATATTAATAAAATATCTAAACAAAGTGACTCTATATATAAATTGTTTATTAAATATAGAAAACCTAAAGAAGGTTTTAAATATGGTAGTGGTGGTAGCCTAAAATGTGAAAATGCTAATGCTTTTAGTGTATATATACAAGATAGGAGACCTTGGAGAGAACAACCTACAAGTCAAATATATGCTAGACATGATGAAATAGAGAGAAAATTAAATAAAAAAATCTCTAGATTAGAAAGAGAACTAGCAATACTAAAGAATCCTTATATGGATTGGTCTAATTCTAGCATAGAAGATGAAATCTTTGAAATTAAAGAATCTATAGTTGATGGATATCTAGAGGATAATTTAGATAATGAAGTTTATCTAGGAATTAATAGAGTAGTAGATAATCATTATGGTTCTATAACTTTAAAAGAAAAATATAATCTATTAATGGAGGCTCTAGAATATGCACAGAAACAAGATTGATATAATAGCAGATTTGCTAGGCTATATGGGTAGAGGTCTAGTATTAATAGGTATGCTATGTGGTTGTATCCTAGCATGGTATATAATAATAAATCATATAATAATAAAGTAGGAGAAAAGATGAGTAAAATGCTAATAGGCTCTAAGATAGTAAATGTTAGAGAGATGACTAAAGAAGAAGCAAGTAAAGAAGGTTGGGAACTAGGTAGAAACGGATGTAGAGTATTAATTCTAGACAATGGAGTTAAACTTTATGCATCACGAGACTATGAAGGTAATGGTTCTGGTGCTTTATTCTTTACTAAAGATAAAAAGTGCTATGCAATATAAAGAGAAACTCAAAAATCCTAAATGGAAGAGTTTTTCTAGTAAAGTTCTATCTAAAGATGGGTATACTTGTACTATGAATTGTGGTTGGAGTAGAGATAATGGTATACCATTACAAGCACATCATACAATTTACTATGTAGAGAATGGTAAATTTGTAGAACCTTGGGATTACCAAGTTGATGAACTTGTAACTCTATGTGAAAGATGTCATACTATGATACATAACCAATGTAGTATGCCCATTAGAGATAGAAAAACAGAAAAACTAATGAATGAAAGCAAGGCTTATCGTAGAACTAGATTAGCCATAGAAAAAAAGGAGAGTAATGAAATTAACTAAAGAAGAATACCAAGCATTATGTAGTGTGGTTGATTACCTACACGATGATGAATTAAAACATTATGAAGAAGAAACAGCAGAAGGAGACCATAATAGACATCACATATGGCACTCAGTTAAAACTCTATCATTAAAGTTAAAAGAATATCAAAGCGCAGTAGTTATGCTAGATGGTATAAAAAAACAGGAGAAATCAAATGCCTAATTGGTGCGAAAATGAACTAATAATAAAAGCAGATGGAAAAGATTCTCTAGAAGATTTTAAAAAACTAGAGAAAATATTCAATAAACTATTAACATATTCATCTGAAAGTGAGTCTATAGAAAATCTATTTGAATCTATACTACCTATTCCTAATGGATATCTAGAAAATGGTAAGTGGAGGGCTTGGTGTATAAACAATTGGGGTACTAAATGGGATGCAGTAGATTGTCTACTAGACTATGACCCAGACCAAACCATAGAAACAAAAAGATATCGTATGAAATTTACATTCCTAACTGCTTGGGGACCGCCTATTGCTTGGCTAGAATATCTAGGAAATATGTTTCCTGATTTATGGATAATGCTAGAATATAATGAGCCTGGAATGTGTTTTCGTGGTGTTGCTTCTGGTAGAGGTGAAATTATAGACAACTATTCAGAATATTAGAATAAATAAAGCTCTAGGGTAGAAATATCCTAGAGTTTTTTTTGAAACAAAAAAATATACATGAGACTTTTAAAAAAATTTCAGATATTAGGTGAGACACCATTTGGTTATATTTTTAAACACCTATATTATAAAATGTGACATCAATGTATCACCAATGTCTCATTCCGTTATATTTTTTGTGAGACACTTTGAAAAAAAGTTTAAAATATTGAAAAAAATACTTTGTTGGTAAACTTAAATGGTCTTATATTTTGAGACCCAATTTTTAACAAAATAACCGAGGAAAACAAATGAAACATCCGATTGATATTCAGTCGACATATCACGATCATCTGATCGAAATTAATCAAACTGCAAGAGAAGAAATAAATAAACTCAAACCTAGTGAGCCGCACTATAGACCATCGTCTTCAGGTATGTGTTCTAGAAAGATATACTATGAGACAGTATTGAGAGTAGAGCCTACTGAGGTTATAGACCAAAGAGTACAGAGAT